ATGCTAACCCTAGCTTAAAACCTGAAATCAGGTCTCAGAATGGCACAACAACCACGGGTATTGTTAGTGATGACGATGAAACTCTAATGCTTGGCTGGACTCCGGCAACACTCAAGGCTGAAATAACCACAGACACTGATGGCTATACCAGAAAACGTGTTATAGATAATACTGGAGTAACTACATACCCACTTACATAATTAAAAATTTTGTGTCTTTTGTGACATAAACTAGTATAATAGAATGGTCCCTTAATAAGGAGAATAATATGGCAGTCGTATCAACAACAGATGTGGTCACTAATCCAGATACATCCAGAGAAGTAGCAACAAACGCTAGCGTTGTTTGTTCTTGCTTTCCAACTGGTGAATCTTTTACAGTAAGCACAAGTACTGATAGTAATTTTGTAAACTTTGACACAAGCTTAACATATGAAGCCTTGGAGTCATCGTATACAAGCAGATTTGATAACATTGGTTATTATAATGCTGTAGATGGTGGAGGTCCATCATGAGGAAGTTTTTAGAATTTGCTTTAGCTGGAATCTTAGTTATAGTTATAGGCGTTGCTATTCACCCTGACGTAGAAGGTAGTAAATCTTGGAACAGTGGTGCTAATAATGATACCTATACAACTCCTGATGACTCTATTGCAAAGATGTACGAAGGATATGTAGAGCAATGGAAAAAAGATGTAAAATATTCTTTCAACGTAGCAGAGAAAGAAGTATATGGAACTGATCCTGCACCTGTGCCAATTGGGCCTGATCCAGACCCAAAGAAGTGTATTTGTAAAGGAACTGGAGTAATTAAACAGGGAGATGGACATGTGACACCCTGTCCTTATCATGGAAAACAATTTGTAAACCCTCTTTTATTGGAGAAATAAATGGAACTAGACACAGAAACCCTATTGAGAATCGTAGCTGTTGTCATTGCTGCCTCACTACTATTTTCAAGTATAAATTATTCAAAGATTGTTACATTAGTAACAGATCTTATACCTATGCCTAAGCCTAAACCAGAGGTTGTACCTACAGTACCAGAGGTAGAAGAAGTAACTTTCTTAGAAATCGTTGATTCTTGGCACACTCTGAGAAATCAATGTGAAGCCTATGGATTGACAGAGGCTGTAGAAAAAATTGACGAGGTATTTCCTCTACTAAACACAGAAGACTAGGAGTATAAACATGAAGAATATTATAGCAATTGTATTATTACTCTATGCAGTATTTGGCACTGGTCTTCTAGATCTTTTGGATAGACCAAGCCCAACTCCTGAGCCAAAACCTCCAGAGAAAATATTAAACATTGATACACCTACTGAAACAGTAAAGAATAGAGTTAAAATATTTTCTGATTTGGTTACAGACCCTACAGACAAAGCAAAACTTGCTATATTTAATTATGAGTTTGCTAAAAGGGTTGAAGGATATGAGACAACTAGCCAACAAGTAAATGATGTTTATGCATTAGCTGGTAAGACATTTTTTAAAGGTAGTCTTGTAGATAAATATGATGGCCTAGCAGAAGAGATAGTTAAGCTGCTTGGAGAAATCATGGGTGAAGAAAATCATAATTTGACTCTTACGGAAAAGCAACAACTTAGCGAATATTTTTTAGGAGTGTCTTGGACGCTCATCCAGCCAAATCTTTAGGGGTAATATAATATGTCACCACAAGTTATTAGTGATCTTTTATTTCAGATATTTAGTGAAGAGGGCTATTCAGTCAATGGATTGACAGTAAAATGCCAGAGTCCATTAGTGGCTAACATCGCCAGTGCAGGAGGTAGAACTACTATAGACTTTGGGAATAATTTTCCTAGAGCAGAAGTAAAAAAGATTATAACACTCTATGTATACATTGAGGGAGTTATGTTTGGGACAGACTCAGGCAGTATTAAGCTGAAAAATTTTCCAGATATTAATTTTGGTTATGATACTGAGACTGTATTAGACTTCTTGTCTCAAAATATACCGTCTATTAAGTTTGGAGATGATGATGATACTATCAAAGCAGAGATTAAGGGAAGATTCTCTGACAAGAATAAGCAAAAAATTGCTGAGAAATGTTTGCAATATGCTAGGGAATGGAGTACAATATCTACAGCTGGTGGCGTTGAGTTTTCTAAAGCTAATCGTTCAGAAAGAAGTAGATTAAGAAGTCAATGTGCTGAGTTTGTTAGAGAAAATGTTAAAGAAGAAGTTGAAAAAGAATACAGTTCTGTATTTCTTACTTTTGTTCTTATAACAGTAATACTCCCAGCTATAATTTCTTGGGTAGTGCATAGAGTTTTAGATGAATTATTCAATCAATAAGTAATTTTACAATATGAGGTCTGTCAATTATGTCAATTAAATCACTGATGAACTATACTTTCGTATCTAAGTATGCAAGATGGGACGCAGGTAAGCTAAGAAGGGAAACGTGGGGCGAGTCAGTTGATAGGGTCAAGCAAATGATGTTTGATAAGTATGTGGGTGGTAGCATACATCAAGAGACAACCCCTCCTCCAGTAGCAGAGATCGCACGAGTTATTGAACAAGCCTATGAAGGCATGAGAAAGAAGAGGGTTCTAGGTTCTCAGAGAGCGTTGCAGTTTGGTGGATCGCCAGTGTTTAAACACAATGCTAGAATGTATAATTGTATTTCTTCATATGTAGATAGACCAAAGTTCTTTCAAGAATGTATGTACCTCCTACTCTGTGGTTGTGGTACTGGCTTTTCTGTTCAAAGGCATCACATCGCCAAGCTACCAAAGCTGGTAAAAGAGAAGTCAGGGACAAAGAAGTTTGTCATTGAGGACTCAATTGAAGGCTGGTCAGACGCTGTAGGTGTACTGGTGTCCAGTTACTTCTCCAAGTGCAATCTGTTCCCAGAATATACTGGAAAGACTGTAGTTTTTGATTACTCTAAAATACGTTCAGCAGGCTCATATTTAAAGTCTAGCGGAGGTAAGGCTCCCGGACCAGATCCGCTGCGAAAAGCCCTTACAAGTATCAAGAAGACCCTTGACAGAGCAATTAAGTCTGGAGACAGGAAACTTAAACCTATTGATGCGTATGATATCGTAATGTATGGTGCTGACGCTGTAATTAGTGGTGGTGTCAGACGTAGTGCTACCATCTGTGTCTTCTCTCCTGACGATGAAGAGATGGCAAAAGCCAAAACTGGATCATGGTTTATTGACAATCCACAGCGTGGACGATCTAATAACTCTGCACTACTTCTACGTGGTGAGACTACAGAGGAAGAGTTCTCTACTCTCATGCAGTCAGTCAAAGAGTTTGGGGAACCCGGATTCGTATGGTCTGACTCTACAGAGTTGATTGTAAACCCCTGCGTAGAGATTGGCATGTGGCCTGTAGATGAAAAGACAGGTAAGACAGGATGGCAGGCATGTAATCTATCTACTATTAATTGTGCTAAGGTTAAGACTGAAGAAGAATTCTACGAAGCTTGTGAAGCTGCTGCAACCATTGGTACACTACAGGCTGGATTCTCCCAGTTCCCATATCTTGGCGAAGTGTCAGAGCGAATCATTAGTCGTGAGGCTCTACTTGGAGTGTCAATGACAGGAGTCATGGAACAGCATGAGATTTGTCTTGATCCAAAGGTACAAAAGAAAGGTGCTGAGATAGTCAGAGAAACCAACAAGAGAGTAGCAGGACTAATTGGTGTCAATCAAGCTGCACGAACTACCTGTGTTAAGCCAGAGGGTACGTCAAGTTGTATTCTTGGTACGTCATCTGGCATTCACCCTCACCATGCTAAGAGATACATTCGTAGAGTACAAGCAAACAAGATGGAGCCAATCTATCAGTACTTTAGAGAAGTAAATCCTAGAGCATGTGAAGAGTCAGTATGGTCTAACAACGACACTGATGACGTTGTAGCCTTTTGCGTAGAGGTTCCAGATGGTGCTAAAATTAAGAACCAATTGGGTGCTATTGACCTGCTTGAGTATGTAAAAAGTACGCAATGTGCATGGGTTGAGTCAGGAAAGAACCCTGAACAATGTACCCAACCTTGGCTAACACACAATGTATCTAATACAATTAATGTTATGCCTCAAGAATGGGATGAGGTTACAGAATACATCTATGCTAATCGTCAGCACTTCTGTGGTATTTCTCTATTGCCAATCGCTGGTGATAAGGATTACGCTCAAGCACCATTCACAACCGTTTACTTACCTAGCGAGCAGATTCATCACTATGGTGACGCTTGTATGTTTGTCAGTGGTCTTATTGAAATAGGCATTTCTCTTTTTGAGGACAACCTGTGGGCAGCATGTGATAGCCTTCTAGGTTTTGGTACAAAGCTCAAGGGTAAAGATAAGAGAGAGTATCAAAATAAGTGTCAGAAGTTTGCTGATAAATATATGGATGGAGATTTAAAAAAGCTTACTTATTGCATGAAGGATGTATATAACTGGAAAGAGTGGCTAGATATCCAACGTGAATATAAAGACGTTGACTACACTCAGGTTCTAGAGCAACAGAATAATGTTAACCCTGTACAGGAACTCTCATGTGCTGGTGGAAATTGTGAAATCTTATAAAACAAAGTCCTGATTACCTTTAATGCGAATGGTCGTGCAATGCATTACCTTTATCCGTAATGGTCGTCAGGCAAACTCAAGGAGAAAGAAATGATGGGATTTGTCTCTTATAAACTGTTAACTGAAACAGCACAGATGCCTTTTAAAGCCAACAGAACAGATGCTGGGTTTGACGTATTCGCTGATGAAGAAGCTTGGGTCTTTGCCAAGCAGCGACAAACAGTCAAAACTGGAATCTCTCTAGAGATGCCTGACAATATGGCAGGTCTAGTTTGGCCTAGGTCTGGACTGTCAGTCAAGAAAGGTATTGATGTACTAGCTGGTGTTATTGACTCTGGCTATAGGGGTGAAGTTATGGTATGTCTTTATAATACTTCTGATGAGGACGTAGAAATAAAGAAGGGTGACAGAATTGCACAAATTGTTTTCCAAGAAATCCCCAATGTATCTTTAATGTTAAGAGAGGACTTAACAACTTCATCAAGAGATAAAGCAGGCTTTGGATCTACTGGACGCTAAGGAGGCTTAAATGGTCGCAGCACATGCACAGAGCAATCGTAAGAAACGTAAAGAAAAGAAAGAATTTAAACCTGTAGTCTTAGAGGCTAAAACTTCTAATCAAAAATCATATATAAGATCTATTATAGAAAACGATGTTGTATTTTGTACAGGTCCATCTGGTACTGGTAAGTCTTTTATTGCTGCTGGCGTTGCAGCACAGAAACTACTCAAGGATGAAATAGATACAGTAGTTGTAACCAGACCTCTAGTTTGTACTGGTAGAGACCTTGGGTCTTTACCCGGAGAGCTAAACGACAAGATCAAACCATACCTACAGCCTATGGAAGAAAACCTTCGCCACTTCCTTGGTCGTGAAAAGTTTGGTTATTATTTTAACCAGCGTAGGATTAAGTTTGAGCCACTAGAAACCATGCGTGGTTCTACATTTCATGACTCATACATGATATTAGACGAGGCTCAGAACTGTACGCTTGAACAGATTAAGATGTTCATAACGAGGATGGGCAAGCATTCTAAAGTGCTTATAAATGGTGATAACCAGCAGACAGATATATTTAGAGATAATGGGCTTGCTTTCTGCGTCCAAAGATTATCAAATATTAATGGTGTTGGAATCTCAAAATTAGCGTATCATGATATACAGAGAAATGGAATCATAGGAGCAGTGCTATATGCACTGGAAGGTTAATGTTGTACGATTATCAATGTGGTAAGTGTGATTATTTTATGGAAGATGTTTATCAGTCTATGAAGGATGAGCCACTTACTAAATGTCCCCAATGTAAAAAGAACAGCTTAGAGCGTGTGCTTTATGGTGGCATTCATGCCTGTGTAAAGAGTGGAGAACCAACTACAAAGCAGGGAATAGCTGAGAAAAGATTCAACGAAGGTCACAAGACGATGCCAGATGGCAGACAAATTACCAGAGTTGAGTGGAACAAGACTGACATGGTGGAAGCTTCTGAGAGAAGAGCAGCTGAAGCTAAAGAAAAGAAGAGAGTATCAGACGCTCAGAAAGCACAGGTAAAGAAGATACACAATATGACGAGAGAACAAAAGATTAATTACATAAGGAATGGTGATAAATGAAATATATAAATGATGCTAAAGATTTGCCAGAACAAGTTGTGAACAACAGGATTATGTATGACCAAAAAGGAAACGTTACTGACGTAGAGCCACTATCTGTAGCTCACGTTTTGAACCAATCTTTTACTGATGGTAGAGAGTCAAGGACTTACTACCTGAACACAATCAATGGTCTGATATACGATCCTCTGGGTACAGACAGCAACAAGAAGAAGAATATGAACTGCCTACTGAAGGCAGTGTCTCAGCAAACTTTTGATTACTATATGATGTATTTGAAGAGTAATAATTCTCTATATCTAACACGTTCACAAAGGAGCATGATAAATGGCTAAACTTAAACGAGGACCATTGAGTAAAGCTGAAGAGTACTACATCCAAGGCCACAGAGATAACACTCCAACTGATACTATTGCAGCAGACTTAGTAAGGTCTAAGGATCAGGTTGAGAAGTTTATTAAAAAGAACCCTATAAAAGAAGGCAGGCTGACAGTGGGGGATCAGTTTGCTAGACAGTCTGGTGCTACTATCATGACAGAGAACGCCTCTAGCATGGCAGACCAGCAGAAAGCTGGCTACACTAGACCAAAACCAGCTTGCGTAACTAAGATTAAAGAGGACTAAATTGAGCTATATATTTGGAGAAAATGGATTCAGGGATCACTATCTAAGTCTCGCTGAACAGGACAGAAATAATATATTTATCTTAGTAAAGACTTCTGATGGTCAAGAAATTTTTTTGAAAGAGTACAAATTGTGGTTGACAATGGGTAACTATTGTGCTAAAATGAATATAACAATAGACTCTGTAAGCTTAAAATTTCGTAGCCATCTCGTATCTCTAGATACTAAAGGTGCTGAAGGAGTCTACGTAGTTAGAACAGCTAAAGGAAAGATGGGTGGAGAAACTAAACATTGCTACAGCATAGGTACTGTAAATAAGGGTGTTGTAAAAAGAACACTCTGGTCTACTCCAGAGTTGATAGAGGACTTAACATTTGAAGACAAGGTGGAGGATTGCATACCAGACGCACTAATTATATATGACAAAGAAAAGAACAAAAAAACATAACTATCCAAGACAAACTGTTGACGGCTGGTGTACATTTGAAGACTATCTTGCAGAGTATCTAATCATACGTTGGACTGATGAGTTCAAGATGGATAAGCCTCCTTGTGAGTTCTGGAATATACCCGGAAAGTATCAAGAGATGTATCGTAGGAACATGAAAGCCGTTGCGTCATTGTTAAAGAAGTATGATTGTACACTTTTGCTTGCAGCAGTTAAGTCAAAACACTTTGAAAAGATATTCCATATAGGTCTTAAGTGCTATGGGCCTAGAGGTTGGAAATATAATCCCCTTGCAATAGAAGCCATAAGGAGGTATGATAAAGAGTTCAAAGACTTTATGAAGCTATGTGATGCAACAGCAGAACAAGAAGACGCACCAGTAGTTGAAGAAGAGAAGAAGCCAGTGCAGTCTCGAAAGAAAACATTTTCAAACAAGAAGAAATCAATAAGGAAACTGAGGGATCTATGAGTAGAGTTAAGAAGAAAGCATCTGGTAAAAAGAAGTTTGACACTGACGTTGTGAGTAACAATGTTGTAGACAAGTATGGCGATGTAGTAAGTACTGGCACAGAAGTGCTAGAAACTATCAATAGCCTGCAAACGATTGGCGTTTCGCCAGCTTTAGACATTGCTCTTGGTGGTGGTCTACGAGAAGGTTCAGTAGTAGTGATGACAGGCGATCCAAAGTCTGGCAAGACAACTACAGCCCTGCACTTCGCTGCTAAGTGTCAGGCTCAGAACAAACGAGTAATCTATCTTAACACAGAGGGTAGATTATCTAAGCAGAACTTTGAAGGGATCAAGGGGTTAGACCCTGAGAGGATTCTCATCATACAATCTACCGACGACAAGATTCTATCAGCAGAAGAATTCCTAAACATTACAGAATACTATATTAACAATGATCCGGGTTGCTTAATCATTGCAGACTCATTATCAAACATGGTTCCATCAGTAGAGTTAGATGGAGAAGTACGAACAGGTGTGCGTAACGCATTACCTAGACTACTATCTATGTTCTTTAAACGTATCAGTGGCTCTCTCATGAAGAATAAAGTAATTCTCATAGCAGTCACTCACAATATAGCAAACACTGGTGGTTCTCCATACGCTCCATCCAAGATGGCAGACTGTGGCAACATGCTACAATACCAAGCTGGAACCAATATGGTCATTACCCACAGAGGCAGATGGCAAGTCCCTAAAGATAGTGGGCCTCACGTTGGTCAAATCGCTAACTGGAATATCAAAACTTCTTGTGCTGGAGGTATTCCCGGAAGCACAGCAGAGGGGTGGATTAGGTATGGCATTGGTGTTGATGAAATACAAGAGGTCGTACAAATAGCTTGTGAGTTTAGACTGATTAAAACTGCTGGTGCTTGGTACACAATCCAGTGTGCCATTGACAACACTGACCATCCAGTAATAAGTAAGCTACTTTCTGACAAGGAGGTTGGAGATAAAGAGGAAGACATTGAGAGGTTTTTTAAATTTCAAGGATCAAACAATACGCTTGAGTTCTTAAACGAGAATCCTGAACTATCAGATTTCATATATGAACAAATAAAGGAGTTATTCTAATGCAAGTTGAGATCAGCAAAACAGAAGCTTGGAGAACCTTGGACGCTCTACAAGTTTATAAAAAAGATTATGAGCTTCCAGCGGCAGCTGTTAAAACAATTGTCAGCACAGAAAAGAAATTAAAGAAGGTGGTAAACAGTTAATGCTATTACCAATAATACAAATCACATTAGGGATATTATTATCCAGAATTATTACAGAGGTTTTTAATGAAGGTTACAGGTATAAATGGAAGAGAGTACGCTTGGAATTTAACAAGCTACAACGTAGACGCAAACGACAAACGAAAGAGGTCAAAGTTTCACGTAAGAGCGAGGAAAGTTTTGAAACAGATTTTCCACTCCTACAGAATCTTAGAAGAAGTAAAGTTACCCGGAAGCACCCTTAGTCACAGGAAAGGTGTCTTATATTTAGACTTCTATATACCACAAATTATGCTGGCTGTAGAGGTGCATGGTCAACAACACTATGAATACACTCCATTCTTTCACAAAAATAAAGCAGACTTTGCCATTGCAAAAGCTAAGGATGAAGATAAAATAGAGTGGTGCGAATTGAATAAAATTGATATAATAGTATTGAGGTACTCAGAAACAGATGAGCAGTGGAGAGAACAAATTGAAAACAGCGAATGAGCAGTTAGCTGATTTGAAAGCTATGATTGACGACTTCTTAAGTGCCAGCAATGCTAGGTTCAATAAGAAGTTCAGAGATGATTGGCATAGATGTGCTAATGCTGATAGGGAAACCATCAGTTCTCTTACCCAAGCAGAACTATTTGATTGGTCGTATCAACTATATAGCTACTCCACACATCTACAGGATGAATTAAATATGCAGAAAATTGCACTTGGCTGGTGCAATGACAAGCTTGACAAGATGGTAGCTAAAAACATAGATAACTTTAGCCCATACACAAAGCATGAGATGAGAAGACAACTCATTGTAGTTAATGATGAGTTTGCCGCAGCGGTAGATCACTATCGTGAGATTGCAGAGTCAAGAGTACAAGCACTGGATGGCAAGATATATGAACTAAAACGTAAAGCAGATATCCTAATGGAGAAAGGTAAGAGAACATGAGCATGAATGAATTTGTAGATACCTTAACAGATGAACAAAGAGCAGCGTTACTAAAGGCTTTAACTGGAGATGACTTCAAGCCAGAGGTACGTAAGCCAGAAGAGCCTGTATCAGAAGCTGTTGATGGTGACTTCACTATGAATAAGGGTAGAACTAACAAGCAGAGAACTCCAATTGTTGCTAGAGAGAACACTTGGACAGATACTGGTGAGGCAAAGGATGTTACAACTCCTGAAGTCACGAGGACTCCTAGAAATAGACAACCTCCCAAGAAAAAAGAAGTAAGGTGTCACTCGTGTGGTAAGACGTTTAGCGTCAGCCCATCAGTGATGTTTGGTGAATACTATCGTTGTGACAGATGCTGCGGGGTGGCTTAGTGGAAGAAAGACTATTAGACGTTGGTGCTGAGAGAGCAATACTTGCTGGATTATTACAGCATGGTATGGATGGCTACGTAGTAATTGATGGGTTTATAAGTAAAGATAGTTTTGTCCATGTAAATAATAAACTTATCTTTGGATGTATCGTAGACGTACTGTCCAACGATCAGACTCCAGACATAGCTACCATCCTGTCGTCAGCAGAAAAACTCAGATGCATTGAGCAGATCAGCACTAAGCAAGAACTTAAATACCTGAAGTCTTTATATGAGTTCCCCATCATGGCAGGAAACATCATGGGGTTTGCTGTACAGATTAAGAAGTTTGAGTTTGCTAGAAACATTAGGAAGCTTACAACAAAAATACATGACGAGGTAGGTAAGATTGATGGGTCAGAATCTGTAGATCAGATAGTAAGAATACTAGAAGACCCAGTAACAGACTTCCTCAGAGAGGATGATGGTGGGGAAAACCCAGAACTAATTGGTGAAGGAGTAGAAGATTATCTCAAATTCCTTGAAGAAAACAAGTGCGATATTATTGGCGTACCCACAGGATTCCCAAGGTACGATGAAGCCATTGGTGGTGGTCTTAGACGTAAATGCGTTGACCTTGTTTCTGCAAGACCAAAAGTTGGTAAGTCAGTATTTGCAGATAATGTTGCCCTTAACGTGTCCTCTGGAGGAATTCCTGTTCTAGTCTTAGACACAGAAATGTCAAAGGAAGATCATCTCAATAGGCTAATAGCTAACATTAGCGGTGTGCCTATTAATGAGGTTGCAACTGGCAAGTTTGTAGAAGACGAACAGAAGGCAGAGAAAGTACACGAAGCAGTAGAAAAGATAGACTCAATACCATACAGTTATGTTAGCGTAGCTGGCAAACCATTTGACTCCATACTTAATATGATTAGAAGATGGATTGTACAAGAGGTCAAGACAGATGAAGATGGTAAGACTAATGAATGTTTAATTATATATGACTACTTAAAGCTAATGTCCTCATCCTCTATTACTAATAACATACAGGAGTATCAGGCACTTGGTTTTCAGATTACATCACTACATAATCTATGTGTCAAGCTAGATATCCCATGTTTATCCTTTGTGCAGTTGAACAGAGATGGTATAACTAAAGAGAGTACAGACGCTGTGAGTGGGTCTGACAGACTAATCTGGCTATGCACATCGTTCAGTATATTTAAAGCAAAATCACCAGAAGAGATAGCAGAAGATGGACCAACCGCTGGCAACAGGAAGCTAGTCCCACTTGTTAGTAGGCATGGTGCTGGAATGGATGATGGCGATTATATTAATATGAACATGGTAGGTAATCAAGCAAAACTATTAGAGTTGCCTACAAGAAATGAACTTAGGAATGCTCCAGTTGGAGACACAGGATTGATTACTAATTTAGATGGACTAAAAGATGAACTTGAAACAGTTGAAGAAGAAGTTAAACTCTGAAGCAGAGCTAGTCTTTAAAAAGCTAGGCATGGAATGCGAAGTGTTTAATGATAATATATACTCAACTTGCCCAATACATGATGGAAGTGATAATCCAAGAGCATTTTCTTTCTCGCCAGAGAGAGGGATATGGAAGTGTTGGACTAGAGACTGTCAGCAGGAACATAGAAATGATATATTCGGATTGATATCAGGTGTTTTATCCAAGGAGGCAGGTGAAGAGTTAGATTTCAAGGACGTACTCCAGTGGGTAAAGAAAGAGTTTAATATACAGACAACTAGAGAGCCTGCTGTAGACATAGAAGATGAAGATGATTACTTCTCATATATTATAAAGAACATTAACACTAAAGATAAGAACACAACAGACAAGGAAATAGAGCTAGAATTTGACGAGAAGATACCATCTGAGTATTTCTTTGATAGAGGATATAAAAAATCAACTTTAAAACATTTTAACGTGGGAGATTGCTCTGAAAGAGGTATAATGAAAGATAGAGCTATTATACCTATATACAACGATGATGGTTCTAAGGTTGTTGCAGCGATAGGAAGATCAACGAAAGAATACAGGAACCCAAAATTTCTATTCTATCCAACAGGGTTTAATAAGAGGTTTTACTTTTACAATTATCATAACGCTATAGAAAAAGCTAGAGAAACTTCTTGCTTGTATATACTGGAGGGTCAGGGAGATGTATGGAGAATGTTTGAGGCGGGAGTCAGTAATGCAGTCAGTATATTTGGTAAGAATATTTCAAACGAACAGATGCAGAAGCTAGTAAAACTACCTGTTACCAGACTAATTATATTAACAGACAACGATCAGGCTGGCAGAGAATCAAAGGTTGAAATACAAAGAAAGTTATCTAGAATGTATAAGCTTACATTTCCTACACTATCGCACAAGGACGTTGGAGAAATGAGTCCAAGAGAAATCAAAATTAAATTACTAAAAGAATTAGAAGGAACATACTAATGACGAAGATTATAGGCATATCTGGTAGAAAGCAAGCTGGTAAAAACACTGTAGCTAACATCATTAATGGTGATGTGATTAAAGAGCTAAACATGGTTGAAGAATTCTCCATTAATAACTCAGGACAACTTAACATTAAGACAATAAATAAAGATGGTGAGTCTGGCTGGGGCATCTTTGATGTGCTAAGAAAAGATCATGAGTTCTTAGACTATGCAGAGAAGTCTCTTTTTCCATATGTAAAAGTTTATCACTTCGCAGACTATCTAAAAAAGATTAGTGTAGAATTGTTTGACCTTACTCCCCAGCAGGTGTATGGCACAGACGATGATAAGAATACTGATACTCCATATGACATGACTGCTAGAGAGTTCCTACAATACTTTGGTACTGATGTCATGAGGAAGATTAAAGACACAATCTGGGTTGATAGAACAATTAAGACCATAGAGGAAGAGGGGTCTACTGTAGCTATCATTCCAGACGTTAGATTTCCTAACGAAGTGGACGCTATCCATAAGGCTGGTGGAGTGTGTTTGAGACTGACGAGAGACCCATTTGAGTCTGACCATGCGTGTGAATGTGCGTTGGATCATGACAAATATGATTGGGACAACTTTGATGGCATTGTACATAATGGAGAGTACAAGCTACCAGACCTAGTGCAACAATTAGAAACCTTCAACTGGATGTGGAGATAATATGCTAGTAACTTATATCAGATCGTCGTCTTATAATAACTATGATTATTGTGGACTACAATACTACCTAACTTACAATCTGGGATATCAATCTCCTAGTGGAAAGAAAGCAGTACAAGGAACTGTAGTGCATAAGGTGTTAGAAGTTATGGCTGGCTTACAGCTAGCAAAGCAGAACGCTGGAACCAAAAGGAAGCTAGTTGTAGATGATGACATGTTAGGTAAAGTCTCTATCAACAAGTCTCACCTAGATAGCTATGAAATAGTAAATGAGTTATTAGATCAGAGCTTTGACGCTTACACAGCACAAGAAAACCATCATGAATGGTACAAGAAAGAGAGGGAAGATTGTAGGAAGTGGACTTGGGCAGCATTGCAATGGAATGAGGGTCAGTTTGATCCTAGAAATAGGAATATAGTTGCTCCAGAACCTCATTTTGACATACCAATTGAAGAGGATTGGGCCAAGTTTAAATACACTCTTCCCAATGGCAAAGAGATTGAGGGTCAGCTAGCTATCAAGGGTACGATTGACCTTGTAACTCAGACAGATGAGGACACAATAGAGGTAATTGATTGGAAGACAGGTAGGAGAATTGATTGGGCTACAGGTGAGGAAAAAACTTACGACAAATTGTTGTCAGATCCGCAGCTTTTACTGTATAATTATGCAATATCCAAGCTATTTCCTGACTACAAGCAAGCTATTATGACTATCTTCTTTATTAAGGATGGTGGTCCCTTCTCAATGTGCTTTGATGCGTCAGACAAGGAGAAGTTTTTGGGTATGCTGAAGAATCGTTTCCAAGAAATACAGAAGGATGTCATGCCTAAGCCAATATCTCCTACCAGAAGCAGCTTTAAATGCACTAAGTTATGCCATTTTTACAAGACTAACTGGCCCGGAACTAACCAAAATATGTGTATGTATATAGAGGACAGACTACATGAGATTGGTATGGAGAATACTACCAAAGAGTGTACTAGGGAAGGCCACGATATAGGATATTATGAGGCTCCGGGCTAATGGATAAATTACTGACAATAGGAACTGCTGTATATGATGATTACGATGGTGTATTTTTCACCTTACAATCATTAAGAATGCACCATGAGATATGCAAGACTGATGATGTAGAGTTTGTAGTTATAGATAATAACCCAGACTCACCGTCAGGTCAGGCAACTCAGGCATTCTGCAAGTGGATTAAAAACTGTAATTACGTACCATATACTTTAAAGAAGAGTACAACTGTAAGAAATGAAATATTTAGACAGGCCAGAGGTAAGTACGCTATATCAATGGATTGTCATGTATTACTGTTTAATGGAGCGTTAGAATCACTGTTAAATTATTATGCTAAGAATCCAGACTGTAAAGATATTGTATCTGGACCATTAGTATACGATGGCTTAGATGAGAAGAACGCATCTACTCATTTCAAGCCCGGATGGGGTTCAGGAATGTATGGTCAGTGGGCTACTGATCACGACAATTTACATAAGGGCGAGCCTTTTGAAATACCCATGCAGGGTTTAGGCTTGTTCTCTTGTGAGACAAAAAACTGGGTAGGTTTCAACAAAACATTTAGAGGGTTTGGTGGCGAAGAGGGTTACATTCATGAGAAGTTCAGACAGTTTGGTGGCAAAGCAATTTGCATTCCCCAACTGAAATGGATGCACAGGTTTGTTAGACCAGCTGGAGTACCTTATCCACTGATATTAGAGGATAGAATTTGGAATTACTTTGTGGGTTGGTTAGAACTAACACAAGACCCAGATCATGAGATGATTCAGGGAGCTTATAAACATTTTCACAATAAGATTCCTGCTGGTAGTATAGATCATATTTTAAATCAGGCAATTAAACAAACACTATAGGGAGAAACGCATGTCTTTTATAGATGACGCTGATAAAGAGTATACAACTAGTACTTATGGCTGGGCTGAAGAGATTACTGAAGATAACTGGTACTGTCCAGCAGAGGCTGAGTACGAAGACTGTGGTGAAGAGTCAGAAGAGTGGGATATCTCTGAGGCTAAACCCGGACTCTGGGAAAACATCCAGAAGAAAAAAGAACGTGAAGGCAAGAACTATAAGCCAGCTAAAAAGGGCGACAAGGCTAGGCCAGATGACGATTCTTTCAAGAAGGCACAGTCTGAAGAGTACCAAGGTAAGAAGGTTACTCTTAACAAACCTTTCCTTACGCCTGATGGTCCTAAGAAGAGAAGTGTATACGTAAAGAATGGTAGTGGTAACGTAGTTAAGGTCAACTTTGGAGACCCAAATATGTCCATCAAGAAGAGTGATCCAGCAGCACGTAAGAGTTTTAGAGCTAGACACGATTGTGCTAACGCTAAAGACAAGACCACTCCGAGGTACTGGTCATGTAAATTCTGGCTTCTAATTCCCTTTGTTTTAATGGTGATCTAATGTTAGAAGACTTAAGAGATAAATGGGTAGAGCATTTGGCAGAAAATGATATGACCTACTGGCAGCATTTAAAATTTGCTATGGGTCATGGACTAACTTGCCTCTGGAGTGGTGTATATTTAATTGTACACTCTATACTTCCATGCTATGGAATGAAATCTGGTAGAGATTTATGTAAGATTTTGAATGAACATTTTACAGAGAGTAAAAACGATGTCACTGATAAATAAAGTAGCAGCGATAATTGATTCTAAACAATCAATAGACGAAGTAACTTATCTAGAAAATGAGATAAGCTATGACGCTGGTGCTTCCATGTTGGATATTGACTTCACTAAGATTATTCCACCCCCACCTAAAAATAGTAGCTTAATTACAAAAAAAGAATTGATAAGCATAGCTAAGGTAACTAAGTCTAGGTCTCGTGAAGAGTTAGATTTGATTGTAGAAGTGGACAAAGACCCTCTTAATTTATTCTATAAGTATCTCAATCCCAGAGATCTTAAGTTTCCCAAGTCTAAGTTCCTTGATTACTTTAATATACTAGAGCAGTTTCAGTATGCTTTAAAATATTATTATAACAGAGCTAGGCCAGAGCAGGTAGCAGCTTACTATGGTTTAGAAATAAATGTACTTAGAACTAAGACTCACCACACGCCAGCATATCCCAGTGGTCATGTATTATATTCAGAACTAGCAGCACACATATTAACTGATGAATATCCAGAGCATAAAAAAGAGTTTTTTAAGTTGTCAAACTACTGTGGATTTGCTAGAATACTACAAGGAGTCCATTACGATTCAGACAATCAAGCGTCTGTAGTAGTAGTTGATAAGTTATATCCATTGATCAAGGAGTACTATGATGAACGAGCCAGTGAGAATACCTTTGACTGATGCCCCCAGACCTAAAGAACCTGTTAGGCGACCAATGCCTTCTGGTAAATAATTGAAAATAAGATTGAACTAAGGAGACAAATTTGAACTGGTTCCCATTGAAGAATATTACGCATTACAGTTTATTAAAAGGCTTTTCTAAACCAAACCAACTTGCCAAGCTTTGTGCTGAAAATGATTACCCTGCCTGTGGTATTGCAGATTATAAATCTATATCAGGTGCAGTATCTTTTCACCAAGAGTGCAAGAAGGTTGGCATTAAACCAATCATAGGTTGTTCTTTTGACAACACCACTCTATACGCAAAGAATAAAGATGGCTGGCACGATCTTATACAGATGGTGTCACTTACAGACGAGGATGGCAATGTACCAAAAGACATAGCAAGAGACATAGTTAGTAGGAAAAATTTAATAGCCATTCAAAAAAATAAAGATCTCATTAATCCATCATACTATGTAACAAAAGAGCAAGCACCTCTTCATAGAGTGTTACTTTGCTCTGCGTTGAAGACCACCCTACCAAAAATACAAAAGAAGATTAGAAAAAATGAATTAGACCCAGAGGTATTAGAATATTTTACTAAAGATGACAAGTGTGTTATAGAGGATAAGGTAACTAAAGACCTTGAACGTATATATAATGAGTGTGAGGAATATGAAATACTCCATCCACCTATGCTGCCTAAATTTGCCTGTCCTAAAGGTCTGTCACAAGAAGAGCATCTGACAAAGATGGCTCGTGCTGGATACAGAAAGTTCTTAAAAGATGCAGTTGGTGAAGATGAAGCACTACAGCAGGAATATGGAGACAGATTTAGGAAAGAGCTACAGGTTATTAAAGATGCAGACCTGTTTGGATACTTCCTAATTGTTCAAGATATCATTAGGCACGTAGAAAAAGACATGGGCTGTTTGGCTGGGCCGGGACGAGGTTCTGCTGCTGGCTGTTTGATATCATATCTTATTGGTATTACTAAGATTGACCCAGTTAAATACGATCTATTGTTTGAAAGATTCTACAACGCTGGTAGAAATACTGGTGGTCATGTGTCACTTCCTGATATTGACATGGATGTACCAGCAAAGCGTAGAGATGATGTTATAGATTATTTAAAGAAGACCTATGGCAAAGGTCAGGTTAGTCAGATGATTACATTTGGTAGACTGCAAGGACGTAGTGCCATTAAAGAAGTCCTTCGCATAAATGAAGCTTGTTCTTTTGGTGAGATGAATGCTATAACAAAGAGTATCCCTAACGAAGCAGAGATATCTGACCAGTTAGTAGAAATGGATGATGAGGACAGATCAATCATTCGTTGGGCTTTAATCAACAGACCTGACGACTTGAGAGACTTCTGCCATGTCACAGATAATGGTAAACTAGAGGGCGATTATGCAGCTTATTTCCAACAAGCAATTGACTTGGAAGGAACATTTAAAACTCAGGGTAAACATGCTGCTGGTGTGGTCATATCTAAAGACCCACTTAACGAAGTATGTCCAATGATTAAACAGAAAGGTACAGACGAGAAGATAGCAGGGTTGGAGATGTCAGACTTAGAAGCGTTAGGCCATGTAAAGCTAGATGTTCTAGGATTGTCATTGCTAGATAAATTAATGAAAGTAAAAGAATTGACTAAAGACTAAAAGAAAGAGAGACTAGTATGGCTAACAGAGATTATATCGTCTACGATTTTGAGACCACAGGACGTAACCCTCAGAAGTGTATGCCTACGCAGGTTGCAGCAATTGCAATTGATGGTAGAAACCTAAAGGTGAAGGGTGAGTTTGAGAGCATGATCAAGCCTATCATTGATGATGACAAGGCTATTGCAGCAGGTTACGATCCCATTGAGGAAGGTGCATTAAAGGTTACTGGTAAGACCAGAGAAGAATTAGCAAAAGCACCAACACTCAAAGCAGTCTGGCCTAAGTTCTGTAAGTTTGTAGACTCGTTCAACTGGAAGGGCGAGCCATTCTTTGCACCAATCCCAGTTGGGTATAACATTATTGGGTATGATAATATCATTCTTAATAGGGTTTGTAGAGAACTAAAAACGCATTGGGATGAAGGTAGACAGCAGAACAAATTGTTCAGCAAGGTTTACAAAGTTGACCTCATGGACAACATGTTTATGTGGACTGAGGGCGATCCAAGCGTTAGGTCAATCAGTATGGATACTCTGAGAGAAAGAATGGGCTTAAGTTCAGAAAACGCTCATGATGCCTTGCAAGATGTCAAAGATACTGCTAATATATTTATAAAGCTATTGAAGACTCACAGAGCAGTCTATCAAAATATTGAACTAGATAAAGCATTTGCTGATGGGAAACTATATGTCACATGATTATACAGATAAGAAGACTTGGGAGCTGTTTGAAGAGGGTAAAACTAAGGGTGTCTTTCAACTAGAAAGCAATCTTGGCAAAGCTTGGTCAAAGAAGTTAGCTCCTAATAACATTGAGGAATTATCTGCCTTGATTGCTATTATCAGACCCGGATGCTTGAAAGCATACGTGGATGGCAAGTCTATGACACAACACTTCATTGATCGCAAACATGGTCGTGAAGAAGTCACATTTCTGCATGAGTCATTAGAAGAAATTCTAGCACCTACCTATGGCGTTCTTGTGTATCAAGAGCAGTCTATGCGTATTGCTCAAAAGATTGCTGGCTTTAATCTTGAGGAAGCAGATGAGCTACGTAAAGCTATTGGTAAAAAGAAAGCAGACCTTATGGCTAAGGTTAAAAAGAAGTTTATAGCTGGAGCCAAGAAAGTCAAGGTTGTAAATAAGGAAGAGGCAGAGGAGATCTTTGGATGGATTCAGGCTTCCTCTAGATATGCTTTTAATAAGTCACACAGTATTTCATACGCTGTTTGTTCTTACTGGAGTGCTTATGAGAAGGCTCATACTCCAGAAGAGTTCTTCCTAGCCTATCTTTATTATGCAAACGAAAAGCAAGACCCTCACCAAGAGATATACGAACTGATATCTGAGGCAAAGCTATTTGACATTGAGGCAAGAACTCCTAGCGTTTCTAATTATGAAGATAAGTTTAATGCTAAGAAGAATAAAATATACTTTGGTATTAAAGATATTAAATCTCTCACTGGCAAAACTGGAGACAAGGTACTTGAAACAATCAAGATGTCAGAAGAGGAACTGGGCAAGAAGCTTTCTAAGTTTAACTGGCTAGAAATACTTCTTTGTTTCTCATCTAAGATCAGTTCAACAGCTTTTAAAGCTCTAGCTTCCATTGGTTTCTTTAGAGATTTTAATGGTAAGATATCTAGGAACAAAGCTCTATACGATTATGATATATATAGGACGTT